AGACGACCTTCACGACCACCCATTGCCCTAGCTCTTTTTAAAGCTTCTCTTGTTTTGCCTGCAATGTAATCTATTCTTTGCCTTGGGGACATTTCTTGAATTGCAAGAGCGTTAAACTCAATACCTAGAGCAGAAAATGTTTGATTTAATCTAGCTCCCAATTGTTGAGCACCCTCAATTGTATCAAATTTAGTAGCCAACCCATACAAGGTATTAGCTTCTGTGCCCATACGGCGAGCCATAACCTGAAACTGCATGAATGATCTATTCATTTCTTGAGGGCTTAAGAAGTCCATAAAACTTTTTATTGAACTGCTGTAATCTCTAACGACTTTCTCGACACTTTGACCTGTCTGATTAGCAAAACTAACTAAAGATCTTCTTGTTTCGTCAAGCTGACCAGATGTCATATCTAAGTTTGAAGTTAATGTTCCAATTAATCCGGCTGATGTTTTAGTGTCAACGCCAAATGCCTTCATTCTAGCTGAAAAACGAACAAGACCAACTGCATTCTTCTCAAAGATTGGTAAAAGTCTGACATTTTCTTTAGCTAATTCTCTTAAAGTTTGAAGGTTTTCTTTGTTTGTAACGCCAAATCTGCTAGTTTCAGCACCTAAATTTAGCAAATCTTCTCTTGTCTTGGAGATAGACTTTCTATATTCTTCATTAAAACCAGTAGATTTTCTTAACTCTTCTGTAAATTCGGCTAATTGTGCTGGCAAGGTGCCTATAATTTTAGACGCTACGTCAAAAGCTCTTATAGTAAGATTAGTAGAAGAGAGATTAGCGTCCACTGCTTGAACTACACCATTGACCTCTTCTAAAGATTTCTTCATCTTTAGAAGAGAGCCGTCAGTATCTTTTGCTATTAACCCCAGATCTTTAAGTGTATTAAGTGCTTTTAAATCAATTTTTTTGTCAGCCATATAATAAATAGTGTTTTATTCATTATTGGTTTCGACCATTTCAGTTGACTTTTCTATAATCCAAGTTCTTAATGAAACAGGTAAACAATATAATTCTGTCCATGTCCAGCCAAAGTCTTTCATCAACCTCAAAAACATCTTATAAACGCTAGAGATATACTCATTGCTCAGGGTAAAAAAAGCTCAAGCCAACAGGCACACCTCCTTTGTTGATAGATTCACAATTTGAGCACTCATGCTCAAAACTGAAATCAACACCGGGAAGCAAATCAGAATAGTTCTTCATAAAATGTCTTGAATCTCTTAAAGGCATGTTCTTAATAAAGTTAGCTAAGAACAATGGATCTTCATTGTCATTAATAGAAACGAATATTTGACGATATCTCTCAATTAATAGCTCTTCTGGCAGATTGTGCTTCTTCTTTTGTTTTACTCGCTTCTGAATTTCTTTCTCATCATCGCCAGTAAGGACTTTTGCTTTAATAACAGCCTTAGTTATAGGCAACTCAATAACAATACCGCCGTCTTGCTTTATTTTATCAAAGTCAACTTCGTAATGCTTTACTTCAGATAGATTTACTGAGGCATCATTAGAGGCTTGACACTTTTCACATACATAACTGAACTCAAATATTTCACCATATGCATTTGATCTACAAGCAATTTGAATTGCGCTCTTGTCTGAGTTAAGTAATGAGTCTACTTTAATCCTCTTATCAATTAACACAGATTCAATAACTCGATCTAACACCTCTCCAGACTGAATATAAGATTGATTTAGAAGAATGTCTTCTTCCTTTGTTGTCATATACTTTATTTCAACTGAATCTTTATTATAGAGGGGGTGTTGTTCTGGATATAGTAAACCTCTTGATGGTAGATCTACTAGCATTGTTGGAGGCGTATATACATTGGCACCTCCGCTTTGTGCTTGAGCCATAGCTCGCAACAAGCTTTCGTCAATTTGTGGGTTGTTCATTTTTCCTCTTATTTATTTAAAAATTACTTTGTGCTGCAACAGAAGCAGCGTATGCACCAGCCGCGTCAGTGACCTCTAGAGTGGCGAAATCATACTTTAGGGATACATCTATGCTTGTTAGAGAATCTTGCTCGTATGAAAGCTGTGATGGCTTTACAGCGGTAATAAAAGCTCCGTGAAGAGTCCATGTTTCCACAATATTACCTTCATCATCCAGTGACTTTATTTTAACAGGTCCGAGCGATTCTTGTAAGACTGATTTTGACAAATCTTTTGCATATGAAGAGTTTGTTCCTCCCATTACTGGAGATTCTCTACTTAAATCATCTGGGGTATCCCAAGAGTAATCTGTTAGTTTCTTATAGAAAAGACCTAATATACTTGTAAAAGTATAACCATCAAACAATTCTCTAATAGTAAAAGAGATTGGCTCCCAAGTTATGGTAGTTGGATATGAGAAAGTCCAGTTTAAAAGCTTTGCATCTTGTGTTTGTAGGGTATACGAAGGGCGACTTACATTAATAATATAAGCAACATTAACACCTCTTAACTCTAAAAAGAAGCGATATGAATTTTGTAAGTTACCTTCTTGTAGTACTGCGGCTCTTGGAGCAACACCATCTTTTAAAAGAGAGTTTTCATGTGAACCGACTACACCAGATCCAAATTTAGTGAATGGAGACTTCTTCGCCATACTATAAATAGGCTTTGATTAAAATTTATTAACCAATGGTTACTAGATCTTGGTTGATCTGTAGGTCTGCCCAGTCGTAAACAATTGTTAATGAGATGTTGAGTAGATCTTCTGAACCATAATCTAAGTCATCGTGAGATACTTTGCTAATCCAAGCATTGTTTAGAGTCCATGTCTCAGCTACAACGCCTTCTGCATTTAAAGCTTGAACCTGAATAGTACCTAAGTTACCTTGTACAAAGTTTCTCTTTGAGATTGACTTTCTGTGGTTCTCGTTATCACCAGCCCATGAAGAGGGAGAGAAGTAACCAGCATCTCTAATGATATTGAGAAGTCTTCTGGAAGCATCAAAGTCAATTGGGTCTACCAAACTAACTTCGATATTGTCCCATGTTACTCTACCGGGGAACTTGAACTCATGACCTAAGAAGTTATGCTTTCCACCCTCGGATACATTAATATTAGGTCTACCAGCAGTACGAACTACCCAAGCTGGAACATCGCCTAGAATAAGAATAAATTTAAATTTTCTTTTAGGCTCGATTCCTGCTGATTGCCATGGTGGTAAATTAGTAGCTTGTGCCATTTATAAATTCTCCTGTTTAGTCTTCAAAGGAAGCTCCGGTGTTAGTAATTACGAAATCAACTGCGATAAACTCAATGGCTCTAGCTGGCTTTAAGAATACCTTTGCGTACATGATATTTTGGTCGATTAGGTCTGGTGTTGTAGTGGTCTTATCTAAAACCAACTTGTAATCAGTTAGACCAAATCTTGCCTTAACATCGCCTAAGAATGGATTAGCTCTGGAAATGAATCTATCCCATGTTTCTTGAACGTTAGGCTCAAATAGTAGCTCATTTGAGATTCTTGAGATACCCTTCTTGACAAAGAGTAGTAATCTTCTTACATTAATACGATCTAGCGCACTTTGTGTAACTTGTAGGGTCTTCTGACCAAAGATTACAATGCCCTCGCTTGGGAAGCTGGCGATTGGGTTGATATTGGCGTCATAAAGATCATCACGATCTTCAGAGTTCAATTTGTCGGTTACTCCGACAACTGGTAAGCCAGCAACACCGCTTGACAAGCCGCCTCTGTTAAAGCCTGCTGGAGCAAACCAAGGAGCTTTAACTCTGTCTGTGTAGGACATTGCACCTACAGCTAGGACAGATGGGGGCATGAAAACTAAATCGCCAGTTAGGGTATCCCTAACTTGTACATAGGGGTAGTAAGCACAAGCGTAGCTTGAGTTAATACCTCTTTGTTTGAGGTTATCTACTGTTGTGGTTACAGAACCATAAGAAGCCGCTGTTGACTCGTGTAGAGGGGCGTAATCGCCTTCTAGGTCGATGACTGCTAGAGCATCACCTCTGTCCTCTACAGTATCGATTAGATGTCTTGTGAGACCATCGTTTGTAATACCGGGGATTGAGATGAGGTTGTACTCAGCAAACTCTGGATCTTTAACAGAGTCTACAGCTTGTTTAATTGTGTTGAAAGCGTAGTTGTTTGTCTCTGTTTTGCCATCGTGGAAAGTATTTCTGATTGGGTTTTTCTCAGTGACATTCCAGCCATCAGTACCACCATACATTAAGGTAGTAAATGAATTAATTCCAGCATTTACAAGATCTCTCCAAGAGCCAGATACGGCAGTAACTGAAGCGTTAGCGTTAGATCTTCTGTTACCCTCTTCATAAGCGTATCTTTTGTTAGTAGCATCATATCTCACATCGTCTAGTGTGAAGATGTACTGGTGGTCAATTGTTGCTGTTGTAGATGGATCATGAATCTCGCTTACATCAGAAGTTAAAGCTCTAACTAGATCAGGGATTTCTCTGTTGAATACGACAGAAGTATCTGTCTCGCCTGTCCAAACACCAAAGTTGGCTTGTGACACAGCAGATAATCCATCTTGCTCTGTATTCTGTCTCAATCTTGCCTTGGGGAATCTAAAGGTGTAGTCCAAGTTTTTAACTGATGAAGTTACATATACTGTACCGTCAAAGTTTTCTAATTCCTTGGCATTTCCACCTAAGTCGCCGCCGACTGCCCAAACATGTTGAGACTCTGTGTTTGCGCCGGGTGTAATATTCGTTGGTGAGGCAGTAGCAGAAGAGGTCAAGACAACACTAACTACCTGATTAGCACCAGTACTTCCTGAAACATGGAAGTCTTTGTAGCCAGTAGGTCCATACACACCAAATGGAACAAATTCCTCATTGGCTGTGCCTGCTTCAACCGCTGGGTCTAGCTCTACACGAATGTATTGTGATTTATTTGCAAAAGCCCCTCTTAACTCCATTCTTCTTTTGCTGGTGTTGAACTGGAAGAATTGAGTACCAATTTTAGAACCAACAAAGTTAGGTGATTTTGGGTTTAAGTTACAACCACTGAACTTCTCTATAACTTGTTGTGCTTTGTCATTATCTGCAATATTTCTAACTACAACATCAAATGTTGGGTAGGAAACAAAGTCATTTGTTGGTGCCTTAATATTCTGAATACTAATTTTTGTATTCTTTTGTGCCCATTCGCCATGCCCAAGAGAAACAATTTTAAATAATTTTTCCATATTTCTTGGATCAAAGCTGGCAGATGCATTTGACAAATCTTGTGCAAAGTACCAACCAGTTCTTGGATCGGTGTGTGCTCTTTTTCTATTGGCGTGGTGGTGAGAAGTGCTCTCTTTGTGGATGGTACCAATGTAAGTAATGACGCCCCAGTTTGCGTTGTCAGAACTAGCTGAGTGGGCAGCAGGAGCATTACCTGATACTGCGCCAGCAAAGTTAATGTTATTTTCAAATGTCTCACCCAACCAATATGTTTTGTAAGCATTTGATGTGCTTCTTGTAATATCTCCATTTACAAGAGTGGGGTTGGTATTGAAAACTTTTCTTACAAAGCGCTCATTATTCTTATCAAAGTTGAACTTAACTTCTTCTACTGATTGTGAAGCAGTTATTACTACCGTGAAGTGACCACTTGCATCTGATGCAATTAATTCGGCTTGTGCGAAATCTTTTTCGCAGGCTGTATCGTTGATAGCGGAAATTCCCTTTAGACCAACAGAACCAGTATTGCAATACCAAATAGCAGCCAATGATCCGGTGACTTGTCTTAAATCGCGGGTTGTAGCTGAGCCTGTAATTTTTTGTGGGAATACAAATAAGCCATAAGCGCCGCCAGCAGTAAGAGAACCAGTGGCATCAATTGCAACTGCGGAAGCTCCCGCCCATGCGCCACTTTTATCATCGCCGTTTTCAGCCAAAAGCGCTGAAGTTTTCCAGCCAGCTTTAGCATCATCAGTACCGTCATTGTTGAGGTGCTCAACGCCAGCCAATCTAAAATAAGTTATTGTGGGTGAGTTTTTTAACCAAGCTTGGGCGGCATATGTGCCGTACATTGGAGTTAGCTTGTTGCCGTTTCTCCAAACATCATCGCCGTCTCCACCGGGTACTGGTGCTCCGTAAAGATTTACGAACTCTTCAAATGAATCTACTGTTACAGGACGCATTGCTGGACCACGAAGGGCGCGACCAATGACCATGGGACCAATATCTCTTGGTTCTCTTGGTAGGATAGAGTTGTCAATCTCGTTGAGAAATACGCCGGGTGATACAAATTTAAACTTCTTTGCGCTCATATACTAAGGTCTCCTAATTCAGACTTTGCTAAAGTAAATAGTTGTTTGGGAGGCAAAAACTCTTACTCTTTAAAAAAGCCATCACCAAATTCGTTGAGGTCGCCTACGATGACATGTTCTCTTGGAAACCTAATTTTAACTGGATTTTCTGTAGTTGAGTAATCTCCAATTTGAGAGTTGACTCCTTCACCTGTAATATAACCCAATACTCTTAATTTAATTGTGGCTTCATACTTCTTCTCATCCTCGCCCAAATTATCAATGTTATTTTCCATTGAGTAAGACTCAAAGAATGCTTCATATTTATGATTTCTAGAATAGATCACAAAATTATTGATATTGTTTGAGTAAACCATGAAAGGTTGCATCATCTGGTTTAATTGTGCTTGGTAGTCTGCTCTTAAGTTAATTGAATAAGACATGTTGTAGTAGACTGGAAGAGGCACATAATATCTTTTATAAACCACTCTTTGATTTTTTGGAGTTGGAAAGTTCTCATCTGGTCCATGCAATCTTAAGCTTGCGGCTTTTGCAAAATTATTTGTTTTATCTTGTTGAATTTTTTTACCAATATAAAATTGATTAATTGGATAATCAACGCCATTTACTTTTTGTCTAAATAAATTACCGGGAATTGGTCTTGCTGTTGCTTGAGTTTTTTCAATGCCATCTCTCTTAATTGAAATAAGAGGAAAGATCAAAGAATCTGAGTCAGCTTGTCTAATTTCCCTATTGTCTTTTAGAAGAAAAGCTCTCTCTGAAGTTAACCAAAGAACAGGAACTTTTTTAAAACCTTGATTTGTTTCAGTGTGAACACCAATAGTATCATCAACCCACCTTAAAACGGCGTAATCTATCGTCTCCTGATTGCTTTCCTTTAAAACGAGTTCTTCTGCCTCTGGAATACCTAAAGCCTTTAGAAAGGCACTACGGCTCTTGCAAGGGTAGTGTTTACCTGATAGCGCGGTATGGTGACCGACACATCCGATTTGTTGACTAGCTTTCTTTGCTTGGTCAATACTGGCAAATGCATATTTAATATCTGCTGCATATGAGGTTGTTTGCTTACTTGGCATTGAATTTACCCTCTCTTGCTCTTATACACTTAGCTACAATTTCCATTTTTGTATCGTTTTGTCCAAATAGTTCCTGTGGTTCGCTTAAAGAAACAATCTCATAAAAGAGATCTCCGTATTTAACAAAGTCGCCTTCTCTAACATATAGGTTTTGATCTTCTGTTAATCTTCTTTTATGAAAATGTACGTTAATAGCTCTACGTCTATCAACGCCAAATTTGCCAGTTTCTGTAACATATTCTGTCCATTCAATTAAAGCATGTACTCTAATCGGAGGTAGGAAAGTTTTAGTGATCGCTTCACCATAAACTTCATGAAACTCTGTATGTTCTATACTAATTGGATAATAAAATATGCCTTGACCGATAACTCGCTCAATAACCTCGTCGTTTATTTGTTTAACAAAATCTTTCTCTTTTTTACCTGTAAAAAGAGGGGGTGGGGGCGCATCTGGTCTGTTCCATTCGTTAGACATTTATTATCCCATAAAGATTGGCAGAGGTGTTTTTGTTTGTAGTTTTTCTGCATTTTCTGCCAATGCTGCATCTCTTTCAGCTAACTTAACGTAAGTTAATTCGTCTAATATTTTATTTAACTCTTCCTTAAGGGCTGATTTTTCTTCTTTGGCTTGTGAAAGTAGGTCTGAAGCATTTAAAGTAACAGTGTTACCGGGGATTGGGATATTGCCCAATTTACCTCTTACTTGACCTAACATTTCTTTACTAACAGCTAAAGCATATCTACGAATCCACTGCTTACCAATTGAGTTGATATTTTCATATGGTATATTGGCATATGGTAGAGTGTTCATGTTGTTAACACCCTGAGTGCCCGTTTTCTTTAGAGCGTCTTCCTCAAGAGGGCTTTTCTCAACTCTAAATCTGAAATGCATCTTAGATGGAAATACACCATTGGGTATTGGATAAACTCTAATCTTGTTGTTGTGTATCTCATATGAGAAATGAGAGATTCTTGTATAAATTGAATCTTCATAAGCCATCGCCTGCATTTTATTTTGCCATGTTGGGACAACTTCAAAAGTTGAATCATCAGTATATTGACCATAGTTTGACATATTGCCAATAACATTCATTCCACCATAATAGTTAAAGAATCTCCATTGCGCTCTAGGTGAGACGTAATATACTTTTGTAATTGTTATCTTTTTATCGTCAACTGAATCGCCAGTATCTAAAGTTAAATCACCTGCTGCAATTGATGCCGTTACTATTCCTTGAAGATCATAATCTTGTTGATCTACTTCCAAATCAAATGAAGCAGAATATTCTGTTAAAGCACCATTTGTTCCTGCTTCTATTGCAATCCCATCAGAGACTCTTTGACTAGCTGCAAAAGTAAATCTTGGCAATCTGAGAGAAGCTGATACTGGACCTGAAGTAACTTCGCCATCTTGGTCAAATGAAGCTGTGGCGTTTCCTAATAAATCACCAAGTGAGTTTTTAGCTTGATGTAAATTGATAATGTAGGAATACTCTAAAACAGCTTCTTCGTATGATGTATATACATTACCTTCAGTTAACTCAACATCTAAAACATCACCGCCAAGCTTTCTATAGGTATAAGCCACTTGGTCAACTGCGCCGCTTACAAAAGCAGCAGATGAATATATTCCATAAGGAAGAGCAGTGACAACATCACTATGAGTGCCTGTAGCTGGTAATATTACTTTACTAGAGGTACTTGATGGTGTTAATGTAGGTTGGGCAGGCATTTAGTTAGTCTCCGTCTTTTATAAATAGTATAAAATAAAAGAAGACCTCCTAGCTAAATTGGCTAGGAGGTGTGGTAATTCTTAACAAACAGTTTGTTTATTTAGAAGCCTTTGTTTTGCTGGCTGCTTTTTTTGTTGTTGTTTTTTTAGTAGCTGCTGGCTTTTTTGTAATTACTGCCTTCTTTGCTGTTACTGGCTTTTTTTCTACCGCTGGCTTTTTTATTGTTGTTGTCTTTTTAACCATAGGGGCTGATTTTTTAACTTCAACAGGCTTTTTAACTTCAACAGGTTTTTTAACCTCAGCAGGTTTTTTAACTTCTGGCTTTGGAGTTGGAGCAGCTTCTATTACAGGTTCGACCTTGGTTTCTTCTTGCTTGTTTAAAGATTTAGAATATGGATGGTTGATGAACTTCTTGCCGTATTTTTGAGGATATCTCCTCATTCTTGATTTTTTACCCATGATAAACTCCCTTGTCTAATAAATAGTAATAAATAGGGTAAAACCCCACAATTATAGAGTTGTGGAGCCTTACCCAAGTAAAAGGTTTTGTTTTCTGATGTTTTATTAACATCAGTTAATTTATTCGCCTTAGACAATAGCCTCAAATGGACTAGCTGGGGTGCCTGTACAAGCGAGTACGCCGTTGACGTGCCAATTAGTACCGTCTGAAACAAATTCAATTCTTGTTCCTACGTGACCACCTTTAGTCGTTGCGTTGATCTCAATACCATTATGGCTTGTTCCATTCGCTGGGAATGAATCTGCTTTACCTGCTCCTGTTGAGATCGATTGAAGGGAGCCAATAAAAAAGTCGCCGCCTGCGGTGGGGCTATTAATTAAGTAAAGATTTGCACCAGTAAGATCAGTTCCTATTAAAAAAGTTACATTCCAACCCGCACCAGCGACTGCTGGCGATGATGGCAATTCAACAACGAGTCCTGTCGCAACGTTTAAAATAATAGTTTTACCACAATCGTTCGCTGTTAGAATTGTGTCTGCTGTGATTGTTTCTATATCAACCCTGTTAGACATTGAATAGCCGTTTTTAGCCATGATTTAATTTCTCCTGTACACAAAGACAATTTTGCCTTACTTGTTTAATAAATAGTGGGGAATAGGGTAAAGCTCCGCGATTGGATCGCGGAGCTTCACTCAAATAAAAGAAATGTTAAAAATTAACTAAAAGAGGTAATAAAGGAAACGCTTGCTTCTGCTCTTATAATACTCCAGTGGACTCCACCGCAAATTATTTCAATAATGTCACCTAATTTAGCTGCATCACCAAAACCCACTTTTTGCGAGGCAACAGTGTCTTTTGTATCAGCGCCAGAGTCAGCTTGTACAATGGTTTTTCCTTGAAGCTGAACGTTCGAATCCCCAGTGTCCAATAATACTTCAGCCGCAGCATTTGAATCGTCTGATAAAATGAATGTAAAATATAGACCATCCTTCTTTTCTGGCAGTGTGATTGTAAAGTTGCCTGCGGAGCTTGCATCTACAAGCCATGTAGTGCCTGAATCACTAGTTAGTAATGTTTTGTCAGCCGCAATAATTCCTGTTCTTGTTAAAGATGCATTTCTAGAAACTCTTCCTAGTTTACTCATTATATTTCTCCTATACACAAAGACAATTTTGCCTTACTTGTTTAATAAATAGTGCTTAATAAAGCAAAGCCCCATGTTTTAATAAAACATGGGGCTAAGCCAAGATAAGACAAATTTTATTTACTATTTTCTACTAGGTGCCGAAGACTGCAAGACCAACTGCGCTAGCATTTAACATGCCGTAGACAACCCATGTGGTGCCGTCGCAGTAAAACTCAAGCCATGAACCTTGATCAACATCATCATTAATAGTGAGCTTGTGATCAGCGCCGTCGTCTTGTTGAACGGCAGAGTTTTCGTTGCTGCCGCCAGTAACCTGCTCAAAAATAGAGCCAACTAGATCACCATCAGTGTCTTCGTGTGTGGTAAAGACTACAGAACCAGCCGCAGTTAGTGCTGTTTTAAAGACAAACTTAAAGTAAGCTCCATCTTGCTTTTCTGGAAGTGTAATTGTTAGAGCGCTAGCGTGGTTGTGATCAATGTAGTATAACTCTCCGGTTTCGGCGGTCTGAATTGTTTTATCAGTACCCGCACTGGTGCCGTTACCTAGTGTTTCCACTCTTTGGCGGCTAGCAACTCTTGCTGCTCTTGCGATTTTACTCATTTGTGTTTTTCTCCTTTATATTGTAAAGGCTACCTGCCTTATCTACAAAGTAAATAGTTTATAAAATTATAAAATACCTTAAAAGAGAAAACCCCGCTAATCTTTGATTAGCGGGGCTTCCCTTCAATCTAAAAGATTGTTAAGGGTTATGCACCCTCTTCACCAAGTAGACCACGGACGACGACAACGCCGTACATGTCTGGACGGACCATCTTCTTAGCGTAGCGGGTCATGACACCCTTACGTGGTACGAAGTCCTCGACACCAAAGATGGTGGGAGTGACCTGTAGTGGGACGTAAGGAGCGTAAACATAACCGCTCTCTAGGAAGCTGGAACCCTTGCGACCAACGAGAACGATGTTTCGTGGGAAGTAAGGATCAACGTAAACTTCGAACTTCTGGTTTAGTGAACCGGCTTTGCGAGCACCAATGGTGCCACGGTCGGAATCAGCAGTAACAGAGGCGCGGAAGCCTGCGGTGAACTCCATGATGTTAGCAACTTCTGGTGAGCAAACTACGAAGTTAGCACCACCGCGAAGTGTCTTTCTGTGGATTTGAGCGGAGATATCATTGATTGTCTCAATGAGAGTCTCGTACCACTCGCTAACTGTACCTGTGAAGTCAGGTGAAGCAGATGTTGCACCTAGTTCAGCACCTGTCACTTTGTTAACGAATAGACCGGGAGCGCGTGACCAGTAGAAAGTACCGGCTGTAGCACCCTTGATGAGATCGTTGAGGATCTCGCGGTCGATTTCGAGAGCAACATGCTCTGAAAGAATGCTTGTTAGCTCAACCTCAGCGTCGAGGTTGTGGTAAGCGTTTAGGTCTTGACCTAACTCTGGTGACCACTTAGCCTTGAGCTTCTTGGTTTGTGCTGTAACAGCAACTGAGTCAACCTTGATATCCAACTCTGGAATATTCTCGTTTGCCTCAAGACCCATTGTGGTAGCCAAAAGAGCACCAACAGCGTCAGGATCAGCACCTGTAGCAGCGCTGTACTGATCTGCAAGAGCGTAAGAAGCTGTGCATTGTACAGTGGCGGGGGTTCCCGGATCAACCGTAGCAGCAGAGTTTGCACCGTCAACGATTACAACCTGAATTGCTCCGTCAGAAGTGAGCTTAGTGAGACGACGTACTTGCTCATCAGCACTTGTACCAATGGCACCAAGATCGAATGATGAAAGCATGTCTAGGTTAATATCAGAAGGCACTTTAGCAGAAACTACTTCTAGTACACTAATACCCTTATCGGTATTAGCAGCCAAGAGATCGGGGTCAAAATCGATAATCTTCTTTTGAGCCTCTGTTAGAGCACCAATTGTTGTCTTAGTACCGAAATCGGATGAAGCGGACAACATCATAGCGACATTACCTGTTGGGTGAGCATAGCTATTAGCTAGATCATAAAAACCACCATTGCTAGTTGGATTAGCAGTTGTTGGGAAGCCGGGTAATTGTACACCGCCAGTGATTTGTTGACCTACTTGGTTACCACCATAAACTGATTTATTCTGAGTGGCACCGCCTCGTCTATGTTCTGCGTTGAAATCATCACCACCATAGGTGAAGTCCAAGAAGAAAATGAGACCTGATGGTAAGCTCATTGGTTGAACGCTGACGAGATCGTTGGCGATTAGACCACCGAATACGCGGCGAACGATTGGGAAAGCTACTGCGGCAAAACCCTCAACGTCGCTGCCAGCAGCGAGAGTTGAAGCTTCACGAAGAAGCTCTTTGGCTTGGTTCTCTAAGAGACGAGCCATACTATTTTTTTGATTTTCGTTGTCGAGACCTTCAAGAAGTCCTGTCTTCTCCCACTTGTTGAGTAGAGCAGCACCTTCCTTCTTTAGATCACGTTCAACGATGTTTTCTGTTAACTTTTGTACGATTGACATCGTTAAATCCTCCTTATTAGTTATTGATCCCTGCTAATAGCTTTAAGCGAGTAGCAAGAGATTCTTGTAAGTTATCAGACTCTTTCTTCTGATTTTTATCAGATTTCAAGAGCATAGAAGTGCTAGTGCGACGATCTACAGCTTCGCTCAGAGATTTTGGACTTGACTTTCTTGTCCCAACTGCGCTTTGAAGTGTTTCGTACACTATCTTTGCTTTTTCTACACTATCGGCAGTTTGAATTGACTCGACAATTTCATTTTTTTGTCGGCTATTATAAGCTGTGTCATTTAAAACTTTATTAGTGTATAAAAGCTTTGCATTGACGAGAGTCATCTCATCAAATTTCATTTTGAGACTATCGACGGCTTCGTAGAGGTCGTCTACTTCCTTCTCTAATCTCACGTTCTCATTATTCTTTTGTTGAATAGTTTCGTTTAATGTCTCGATTTGAGCATTTAAATCTGAAACTGCTTCTTTATGTTCTTTTGTTAATTCCATCTCCATTTCGGCTATGGAACGAGCTAATAAATCAAGCATCGCCTCCTCATCTAGCTCTGACTTTGGACGAGCCATCCAGCCTCTAGGCTGTGCCTCAAAGTCCAATTTAATTTTTTCAGCGATTACTTCGTCTTCTGCGACCAATTCATCCATGATGTCTGTAATTGCATTTACAATGTCATCTTCGTTTAATTCAACTTCTGTGTTTTCTTCTACCAATTCAACTAAATCAGTCTCTTCTACTTCAACAACACTATTTGATTCTGCAACAATCTTTTCAAGATCAATTTCAATTTCTTCTTCCTGCTCTAATTCAAAGTTGTTTGAATCGGAAAGGTCACCAAAAGCATAAGCTTTTCCTTCGTATTCGTCTAATTGAGCTTCAACAATGGACTTATCATCAGCGTCCTTTGGTGCAGCAGGTGTTCCACCGTAGGTTTGTCCCTGTTGCTCATCTTGTTCTAATAAAGATTCTACAGTATCTTTAATTTGACCAGAATAACGAGCTAATACAGCTTGCTCGGCGCTTTGAATAGCTGCTTCTCTTAAAGCTGTTGCATCGACGATTGCGTCCTCTAACATTGTTGACATAAGTAAACTCCTAAATTGGGCTACAATAAATAGTTGTAAAAAAGGTAAAATGCTTTATGGACATGGAGGTACTGTTGGGATTGTATATCCTAAACTGATTACCCACTCGTCAACATCAAAGTCTTCCCACTGTGTTTGTGCCACTTCAATTGAATTAGGAGGCGTGGTGTGTTCCCAAACGCCACGAACTCTGTAGCTTGTAAACCCTTTTTTTATTAATTTACCATTCTGCCCTGCGGCTGATTCAGTTTGAATATAATAAGTTATTGGTAATAAAGGTGCAGACATATTATTGTTCCTATTTGTTAGGTGGGACTGTTCCTAAATTGTGTTTTCTTGCAACTGCCCTTGAGAGTGTTTCCATTTCAGCATCTGTTAAGACTCTTGTAATGGCAATAAATGTTCCAATTGACCCATTATAGAAAAGCTGGTTTGTTCCACGAGCAGCCATGAAAAGGATCTCATTATCTCCCCATGTAGTGTTAATATTGGTTGTACTGCCACCTGTATAAATCTGTGAAGTTGTCATTGCAACACCATTTACAAATGGTTTTGTAGAAGTTCCAGCGCCGCCTCCAGCGGCATTGCGATCAAAAACAACACCGTGAACTATCGGCAAGTCAACATCAACAATTGTTCCGTTGCTGCCAGCTACGCCGCCAACCTGTGTATTACTTGCTACGCCGCCTTGTGACTGCCCATTGTAAACTGAGAAATCTGATGAGTTACGCTGAATTCCTACCGCAAATCCGTCTTCATCGTACCACAGACCAGCAAGTTCTAAAATTGTATCAAAGTCGGTACCGCCGTTTGCTTTTGCAAAGTAAATCAGCGATAATGCGCTTTTGTCGTTTAATTGTTCAACAACGGCTTGGGATCTAAGTGAATCATCTGTACCATTAAAAGATACAACCGGCTTTTTATTGAAAGAGGAAAAAGCTGGTCTTCGGGTGTCATTATCAGGAATAAATTTAGTGTCAAACGCTGCGAGTGAATCGGTCCAACTACTAATCACCTCGCCAAAACCAACATTAATTGAATCTGGCTCTAAACAAAATAGTAAGTCGCCAGCAGCAATTGATCTTACGAGGTTTAAAAACCCGCCAGATTTGTCTTCTTCGTGAGCAACTCCAGAAGAACGACTTGCCAAAGAACCGCCTTTTCCTCCAAAGCCACTTCTCATTAACCTACACCATTTGATCCTGACCAGTTAACGGGTAAGTGACTACCACTTATTCCAGTCAAACCAGCAATAACAGAAGCTGATGTGAATCTATGTTCACCCATTAAGAATAGTTTAGAAACTCTAATCTCGGCTGTGTAGCTTTCACCATTATCTAGTACAAAATAGTTATTAAGACCACCGTTGTCAGAACCAGTTACTCCGTTTGCAGAAAATCCTACTCTTAATGGTGAATTTGTACCACTAACTGTGTTAACAATTGTAAAAAACTTAGTAACCTGTGGAAACTCTAGCTCATAAGGGCTTGGACCGCTTCCGCTGTGCGGGATAGGTAAAGAGGAGCTAACATAAGGTATGCCGCTCATTTGGTACTGACCAACTGCGCTTAACCCCGGTCTGTATTTGAAAACTGTATTACTCATTGTTTATTCTGCTCCCGCTTTAATTTTTCTAACACTCTTTTTCTCTTAATTTTATCTCTACGTCTTTTTACTGAAGGCTTTTCGTAATATCTTCTGTCTAAAACTTCTCTTATAATACCAGAATTTTTTATTTTACGACTAAATCTCTTTACCAAAGCTTCTCCACTTTCATTTCTTCTTGCCTTCACTTGTAGGTTGTAACCTGCCATAATTCCCTCTTTATTTAATTAGATGCTTCCAGTTATTCATGCCGGGAATGTTAGAAATATCTACTCCCTTATCTCCCGGTTGTACACCACTTAAAGCTCCTTTGCCACCGCGTGAAACGGGGGCTGGTGCTGGGGTTGTTCCTTCAAATACATCTACGCCACCAAACATTTTATTTAAAGATTCTGTCATTCTTTTCTTATTTTGTCTATAAGACTCTCTTTCTTTTGGAGGCTCTTTGCTCCTTTCAACAACTCTCTCGGTCATTGTTTTCTTTGGTTCTACTGCCCTGCTCTCTAAAAGGTTTGCTTTTACAAAACCAGCAGCAATTTCTGAAACCAAATCACTAACGATGCCATCTTCAAAGATTACTTCTTTGACGCATTCTTTAATAAACTTTTTTAATTCTTTTTTATTCATTGATGATGTCATTTAATAGCCTATTAACTCTGTCTTTCTTTTGAAAGATTTGTTTTTCAGGGATTTTGTTTTCTGCAATTCTCATGTAAGCATCGGGTGTTGATGGATCACTAACAATGTCAAAACAGATTAGCTGAAAATCGTCTTGCACCATTGTTTTTCCGTCCTTTTGCTCTACTGATCCGAGACCTCTTGATGAGATACCCAATTGAGCACCACCTTCAATTAATGATCTTAAGATCTTGCCGGATGGAGTATCTAAAACTTTTAGTTTGCCCATAACAACTTTGCCATCCATCCAAACATCCAACACTAAGTGAGATACGTTGTTAAGGTTGATAATAGAGGACTCTGGATGGTCTAGCTCTCCCAAGGCTCTCATATCTTTTACCATTTGTTTGTAGTTGTCAATCTCTCTGGAGAGGACACCAGTTGGATAGACTCTACCATTGCCGTTTTTTCTATCGCCCTCTTGAAGTTTGCCACTTAGAATCATGCCGCCCTCTGCAACATATTTCTTTTCTGACTCTGTTAAAAGGTCTTGGCAAACACCACCCTCACAAAGAGCAAAGTATTCTCTTAAAAGTCCTTTACTCATTCTGCCTCTCCTGTTATGCTTTGTGCTGTTGCTACTGCGCCAGCGGCTGCTTTAACAGCTTGGGTGATTTGATCTAAAACTGCTGGATCTAAACCTGCCGCTTTCAAAGTTTCTATAGCAGTGTATAATTGCTCGCCGCCAAGCTTTAAATCCTCTAATAAGACTTTCTCGACAGCCTCTGTGAGTGCCATCTGTTCAATTTGTTTATATCTTTTAACTTTAATCTTCATTTATTTAAGTCCTAAAAGCGGGCGTTACCCGCCCGAGCTAAGATCCTTTGCAGCAGTTGGTGGGTGGACGTAACATCCAGTGATTACTTACCCATGGGTTAAAACCTTTAGTCATTTTTAACTCTCCTTGTTACTTTAAAGCCATAATCATCGACAATCATATCTAAAAAGTAGCTAGTTCCAGCACTCAGCCAGCCCATTATTAGTAAACTGACCAAGTTAACCTCATATGTAAATAGTCCGCTCCAAGGGGAAATGAAAAGTATAAGCACGCCAGTCCAAAAACCCATGCAAAGAGGGCATTTAAATAGTTCTCCTAGTTTTCCTTGTTTTGGTCTGATTGAATTAAATATAGAACCATATAATAGAATGAGTGTCAGCCCATAAGAGGCTAATACAAACATTAGAAGTTGCATTTTAAATCCTGTAAATTAATCCATAAGGTAATGAGTTTGGATCGATTGAGCCTTTTTTAGCTGCTTGTGGTACTTCGCCTAATTCTGTGCTGTCCTCTGGGCTTGGATCAAGCAATCTATCATCATATTCCTCTTCAAACTCATCAACAGCGTTAAAAAGCTCTTTCTCTTCTTTTAAGAAGTTATATGTTGCCAACAAGAGAGCTTGAATTGTGTCAACCTTATCGTTAATTGGGTAAACAGCCTCTAGGGAGCCATAAACATTCCCACCTTGAATAGAATCTTGAACAATCATACCCAACCTCATTAAATAATCAAAGTATTTGTCTTGAGACGGGTAAGGATCGGTTTTTGGGTCTCTCTTTCTAAAAGAAACAACTTTATTCTTACCGGGCATTATAGCAATATCAAAAAGTGGGTGGTCATAAATCAAGTAATCGCCATTTAAAGCTCTTCTTAAGTTTAAAGAGATTGTTGTGGGAAATTTAACATCGATCTTAAAAGGTTTTAAGGTCTTTTTAACTGCTATAGAGACTTCAGGCTTTATTTCAATCTTGATATCCTCAGCCATTTTTGATTTCCTCGCTCAAAGATTGCATTTTTAGGATTTTCTTAATAATGTCCTCGTTAATGTACTGACCTTTAAATGAATCTAGTTCTTCTTTTACCTTAGCGATTGATTCTGTAAGACCTTTGCCTTCTTCTGTATTAGCATATTCATTAATTGTTTCACGAATATTACTAATTTCTTCATTAATAAAGCTTTGCAACTCTAAACCTTGGTCTTTAACAGACTCAATGTAAAGCTTTAAAAGAATTTTTTGATTTTCTAGTAGGTCGCCATATTTGTCATTAAACTTCTTAGTAAAAATTTTATAAACAGCCTTGCTAACTTTAGGGGCTGACTCCTCTAGAGCAGCCTTAACTGTGCTTAGCTCTGTTGCTAAATTACTTTCTAGAATAACTTTAGCTTTTATTGGCGTAGTTTTATTAAAAATTTGATAAATTGAAGCTAAACTTTTGTAGTTTGGTACAAAGTTCTCGTAAACGTGTTTCCCAACAATCTTGTTAATGTTGTTAATTAACTTTGTTTGCTCATTAAAGATATCTTTATCATCTAATGATTCTCTGCGCTTCTTGGCTTCTTCTATTACCTTAACAACAATATTCTTTTCGTAACCATCTAGCTCCGAAATCTCTTTATAAAGCTTTAATTCTTGAGCTAATACCTTGGTTTTACCAAAATATTCTTTTAAAATCTTTATAATAGCTTCTTGCAACTCTTTATTGTTCTTTAAAGAGTTCTTTGTTAGTTCTGCAATTAAAGTCTCGTAAAGAAAAGCGGTATTTCTTTTCTTATTATGATTTAGTTTCATCTTTCTTTTTCTCCAATGAGCCGATAAGCTTATTAATTTCATCTGTTGCCATTAACACAGATCTCTCTATTTCATCATTATAATTAGAATTTGATTCCTGCATAATGCCTTTTCCAATATTTTTTAATTCATGGTACCCTTTGTGACTTTTTCTCACGCCACCTTGTTCTACACCAGATTTAGAAAGATAATTTTTTCTTCTAGCACCCATGTCTCTTTTATCAGTTGTAACTGGCTTATAATATTTGCCTTTCGATCTACTTGTGGTGGTTTTTTCACCATCCAAAGTGGCGACAGTTACTTTGTATGGCTTCTTGTAAGCGTCATCATCGCGCTTACCAGCGGCTTCGTCGCCGGGAGTGACTAGTAATCC